TAATATTATAGTTGATACAGACTATTCTATAATAGGTGGTTATAACAATGATACATCAGCAAATCATTCTTCGTTATTAGTAGGTACTAAAAATTACGGAAGAGGAACTGGAAATATAACAGGAGGCGAATCAAATACACATGAGTCTAATACCAACAATTACAACTTAATGGTTGGTTTTAATAATAAGACATATCAAAATGGTGCTAATAGTTTAATTGCAGGAATTACAAATGAAATTGGTTCTGCAAGCAATATGGTTGTTGGACAAAACAATAAAGTTAAAAACAATACTAAAAACAATATAGTAGGTGGTAACGCTAATCAGGTACTTGCTCAAGTAGCTAATTCACAATTTAATGAAAATAATATTTTATCTGGATTAAGAAATGAAATTTACATAGGAAGCAATAATATTGTTAATGGTCTTCAAAACGATATAGGTATTAACGCTAATTCTAATTCTAAAGTTCAACATTCAATAGTTATTGGTTCAAATAACAGGGTTGGAAATCAATCGCTTGGTACTATTGCGAATAAATCAAACATGGCTGTTTTTGGCTCTACTAATAATGTGCGAGGTAATAATACATTTGTAGCAGGTTCAAACAATGGTGCTTATACTGACAATGCTATTATATTAGGAAGTAATAATAGTGCTGGTGGTGTTTCAGCTGGAGAGTCTAAAGTTGTTCAAATTGGTTTTGCTATTCAGCCAAATTCACAAAGTGATTACTTAGCTATAGGTTATGGTATGACTGCTTTACCTACTACCGCTGTTGATAATCAAAGTGTAGCAAACAAATACACGGCTATAGGAAGAAATCCAGATAATAATGTTGATTATGATTTAAGTTCTTTAGATCCAGTTAGTTTTATAGTAGGCGCTGGAACACAACAAAATTTTAGAAGAACTGCTATTGCAGTTACTTGTAAAAATTCCTCAAGTGAAGAATCTAACGTTATTTTACCAGGCGTTGGTAAATACAGAAACTACACTAATGATACAACTGCTGCTGCCGGTGGAGTTCCTATATATGGTCTTTATCACACAAGTGGAACTGTTAAAATAAGATTAACGTAAAAAAAGCGTAAAACAAGTAATAATAAAGTATAAGCATATAGGTGATTTTTTGGTTCGCCTCATCTGTATGTTAACGATAGTGAACCTTAACCCATTTAAAAATATAAAAAATGGCAAATAAATATTTAAATGTACTTGTTGGTGGAGCTGCAACTCCAATTAACATTACAGATGTTGTAGCAATTAGCGCAACAGGAAACGATGGTGACGTAGCTGGATCAGCTGTTATCACTTACATTAACGGATCAACTTTAACTTTAGCTAGTGATGCAACTGACAACGGATTTGATGTTGCTGCTGGACCTTCAGTAGTAAGATCACTTTGGGAAGCAATTATTGCTGCTGGAGCATTACCATGGAACTTGGTTATTTACCCAAGCCCATCTGTAATCTTTGATTGGACAGTATTACCTGCTGTATCTCAAGCAAGTCAATACGTAGGGCAAGACGGAGACCCTGCTGGATCTGCATCATTTGCAGCTAAGCAAAGTTCTTCTGTTGCTGCTAAGGACGGTGGAGCTATCGTTTGGACAGGAATTACAATAGGATAATCCTATAACTTAACCATTAAAATTTAAACCAATGACCTTTTATTACCAGACTAATTCGTGGAATAGTCAACCACAACCCAATGAAGAAACTATTAAGTTTTGGAAACATCTTTCAGAGAAAAAACACTGGAGAATAGTACAATTACCAAATGGTTTTTTTCAAACCGAGTACCAACAACCTGAAAAGGAAGATACTTGGATCGACGTTACCCGAAGAGAAACACTTGAAGCAGCAGAAACAGCTATTGATTCGTCAGTAGATCACTATGCTAAAAAAGTAGATTTCTTAAAAGGACCAAAAGTCGTAAAAACCTTTAAATAATAAATCAAATTTAATCTAATTTAATTATGTCAGACAAACTTGTCAAAAACCTTAACTTTGGTAAAAATGCTAAAGATAAGATATTTGAAGGGATAAATAAACTCACAAAAGCTGTTAGCTCCACGTTAGGAGCTAGCGGCAAATGTGTTATCCTAGAAGATGAAAATGGAAAACCAATTATTACAAAAGATGGTGTAACCGTAGCTAACTCAATAGTATTATTTGATGCTGTTGAAAATATGGGCGCAACATTATTAAAAGAAGCTGCAAGAAAAACTGTAGAAGAAGCCGGAGACGGAACTACCACAGCAACAGTATTAGCACAAGCAATACTCACAGAAGCAAGCTCAAAAGAAATTAATTCAAGAGAATTAAAACTAGGTATTAACGCAGCTGTTAAAAAAGTTGTAAAATATCTTGAAGATAATTCCATCGAAGTTACAGGCGATATGATCGACCAAGTAGCCACAATTTCCTCAAATAACGATACCGAGTTAGGTAAGCTAATCGGTGGAGCTTTTAAAAGTGTAGCAAATACAGGAGTTGTGATGATGGAAGAATCTAAAGATATTGAATCTTCAGTGTCTGTTGTAGATGGTATGCAATATCATAAACCAGTTAAAAGCATACATTTTGTAACAGATCAAGCTAAAAAAACCGCTGAACTAGATAATCCTTTAGTTTTAATCGTTGAATCACAAATTGACAGTGTAAGAAAAATACAAGGAGTATTAGAGTATGCTATTAAAAATAACGAATCATTATTAATTATTGCTGATGTTGATCCTCAAGTTTTAGCTGCTTTAGCTATGAACAAAATGAAAGGTAACATTAAAGTTTGTATTGTAGATGGACCAACTTATGGTTTTACTAAAAAAGAAAAACTTAACGACTTAGCAATGATGACAGGCGCTACTGTTATAAACGAAGATTTAGGTGATGATATGGATTTAATTGAAGTTCAACATTTAGGTAGAGCTAAAAAATCTATTAGCGGAACACAGGACACTATAATTCAAATAGATGAAACTCCTGATGATGCTAAAGAGCTAATTAAACAAGTTAAAAAAAGATTAGCTACAGAAAAGATGCCTGGATTTATAGTTGCACTAGAAAGACGTTTAGCTTTATTAGCTGCTAAAGTAGCTGTAGTTAAAGTAGGTGCAAATTCTGAAATTGAATTGAAAGAAAAAAGTGATAGAGTCGAAGACGCTATCTGTGCTACAAGAGCCGCTATAAAAGAAGGTATTGTATCTGGTGGAGGTATTGCATTATTAAATGCGTCATCAGGTGTAAAAGCTGAATCAGAAGCTGAACAAGTTCTTCTAAACGCTATTAAAGCTCCTTTTAAAACAATTTTAGATAACGCTGGTATATTAGACTATGCTATATCTAAAACAAAAGGAGAAGGATTAGATGTGGTTACAGGAAATATGGTAAATATGATTAACAGCGGTATTATTGATCCATTGTTAGTTACAAAAAGTGCGCTTTTAAACGCGGCTTCAGTAGCAACTACTATCTTGTCAACTGATTGTATAATTAATAACATAAGAATACATGAAGGCGATAGGAAATAATTTAATTATAAAAAAAATAGAAGAGTCAAACCAGTCTACAAAGGGTGGTTTGCTTCTTACAGAAAAACAAAGAGAAGATGTAAGATTCCAACAAGCTGCTGTTATAAAAGTAGGTGATGGAGTTGTAGCTGTTAAGGAAAATGATATTATTTACTTTGACAAATCTTCGTCTCATAGAATAGAAATAAACAAAGAACCTTATCACGTTATTCGACAAGAAAACGTTGTCGTTGTTTTATGAAAAAGCTATCAGCAAGAGATTTAAAAGATCTTAACTTGCTTAAACATTATCGTATAATACGTAAGTGGGCTTGTAAAAACAACGGCTTAAATGATGCTGATTTAGAGTTGCTAATTTATTTTGATTGTATGGGTAATTTTACTAAGCATGATTTTGAACAAGGTACATATTCTTATAGTTGGGATAATAGACGCTGGAACAGGTTATTGAAAGAAGGTTGGATTGTTGTGTGGAGACACAGAAACAGAACAACTCAAAAGTACAATATATATGAAGTTTCATTTAAGTGTAAACAACTTATAAGCAGAATGTATCGAATCATGTTAGGTGAAGATGATATACCTTCTAGTGAAAGAAGAAATAAATTAATAAAAGGAAATAGCTATACTGATAAAGTTTTAACACAAGCTATATACAATGTAAATAAAGATAAAAACAGATGAATAAAAAATCTCCGATAAATTTTTTTGGTAGCATAGGCGCTGCAGCTGGTCTTGGCTCAAGTGGTAGAAGTGGTATTAGTTTAACAGACATACCTGGAATGATGATGGCTGGTAATATTTTTGGTGGTAAAAAGTCTATTAAAAAAAGAGTTAAAAAAGTTGAAAATCAAGTAAACGATTTATTAAGAGATAAATATTCAAACAAAGAACCTGAATATAACACAACTGTAGGGGATAATCCTTCGCAACAAACACCATATGATTCTTTTGAAGGACCAGAACCTTACCAGGGTGGTACTGTGGATATAACAGGTAACAGTCAAGTTGGAGGGCCTAATGCAGCTGTAGCAGGCCAACAAATGTTTGGAGAACAAATGCCTGGATCTTTTGATAGAGACATGGGAATGTAAATAAAAATAATAACAATAATAATAATATGAAAAAATCACCATTAAATCACTGCTCGTCTGACATGATGCATTCAGAAGCTTGGACATCTATGCGTAAGCGTAGTTCGCTTTCTTCACCTGCTAACATGATAGAAGACAAAGCACATACACACGCTTCTAAGTCAAAAGGAGAAGACATTGGTATTGTAGGAGAATCTCAAATATGGGACGGACCTTTAGACCAAGCTGGTAGATTACACGGTAAAGGTTCTAGCAATGGAGCTTATGGTATGAAACTTAAATTAGCAGCTGTTCCTGCGGAAGCATGTTGCCAACCTATAACACAAATAGCAAAAGGATAAATTATGGCATTTAGACAAAACAACCCGTTATCAAGAAAGACTTCACCAATAAATAAAAATTGGATTAAAGGAGCAATAAAAAGACCAGGAGCTTTTAAAAAGAAAGCAGAAGAAGCTGGCATGAGCACTAAAGCATTTGCTGAAAAAGTAACTTCTAATAAAGATAACTACGATGCTAGAACAGGTAAACAAGCTGAACTAGCTGAAACTCTGATGGGTATGTCTAGAGAAAGTTTTACTATGGACGAGCTAAATGAAACTTCTAAAAAACAAAAAATTGAATCTAAAAAACAAGCTGATAAACTACCTCAAATAGAGTTTCCAGGAGCTGATTATGAAATGGATCAAGACATGGCTTATCCAGGTGGTGAAAGAGGTAGAGATTATGATGAAGAAGGAACTAAAGATGGTATGTCAAGACATACGTCTGAACATTCAACTGAAGAGTATATGGCTAGAAAAGATGCTGCTATTAAAAAAGCTAAAGGCGTTTCTAGAGTTGCGTCTCCTTTAAACGCTGATATGGACGATATGGAAGATATGGATAGTGGTAAAGAAGATAAATCAGAAGAAAAAAAACCAGGTAATTCTAAAGCAGAAATAAAAGCTAGAAAATCTAAACAAAAAAGTGAAGGTGTTTCTGGTTCGAAAAGAAGAGCTAATAAAGCAAAAAGCAAATCTGAAGCTGCTGCGGAAAAAGCTAAAACTGCTAAAAATCCAGATTATAAAAAACAATTAGAAGCTAAATCAGAAAGATTAGCTAAAAGATCTAAACGTAAAGAAGAAAGATCTAAAAGAAAAGCACGTAACAAAGAAAATAGAAATAAAAACAAAGAAAGTAGAGAATCTCAAAGATCTCCACTTGAAAAGAATTGTAAATATAAAAAATAATAAATCATGATCATAAACACGGGTTCATTTACTAGCGCAATACCGGCAGCTCCTAGTGACACTATAAATATTCCGGGACCTAGCGTAAGAGTTAGTGCAGCTTCTACAACTACAACACCAGAATTAACACCTAACCAATTAATTGATACTAACGCTAATTTTGTAACTACTTACAATGCTGATGGATCAATTCTTAACGAAGGTGTTTCAAGGGGTATGGTAGTTTATAATATGTTCGCAACAATTGCTTCTGGTACTAATTCACCTTTAGTAGCTACTATAGTTGAAGTTGTAAACAATACTACATTATTACTTTCTGCAGACATATTTCCATTTGCTGGAGGTACAGCTGTATCAGCATACAAAATATATGATGCAAATGAGGTTTCTCCTCCAGGAGCTCAATTATATGTAGGAACCGCGGGTGATGTATACGTAGAAACTATTAATGGAGATTTAGTATTTATTGAAGATGTACCAGCTGGTGATATACTACCGGTTGTTATACAAAAAGTATTAGTTGGTGCTGCTGCTGCTGGTGGTCAACCAAACACACTTACTACAGCAGGAAAATTAACAGCATTTATATAACATTAAAAAACAAAACAATGGGACACCCAATACACAAACACATGTCATCTGGACAACGTTATGATGACAAACAAGCTTACAACAAAGACCTTTCTGATTCAGCAAGATTACATTATTTAGAAAACGAAGAGCATGACAAAGGAATGTCTAGAGAATCTGCTAAAGAAGAAAGAAAAAATCTTAACACAATAAACCCAGTAGACAATAGAGCTGGTATGTCAAGACATTCTAATCACGGAAACTCTCCGGCAAATGGTATAGGTGATACTTTAAAGAAAATAGGTAGAACTGGAACAAGAATGCTAGGAGATATTGGTACGCAAGTTGTAGATATGCTTACGCCTGATCCAGGTAGTCATGGAAGTGGAAGAAAAGCTCCAGGCGCAACTTCTTATAGCGACAAACACTACCAAAAGGAAAACGAAAAAGCTCACTATCAAAAATCAAGAGACTTAACTGCACAAGGTAAAACTTATTTTAATTTATCTAGCGCTTTTGATGATGATGGGCAAGGATCAAATATGTTTAACTCAGGTACGCCTAAGCAAACAAGTAAGTACGGTGGAAAAGGTATGAAAAGACAAGCTTACGGTGGTAACAAAGGAGACGAAAGAAGATCAGCTAAAAAAGATTACTAATGTCTTACGTTCAACGTTTTGGATTATCTAGAAACTCTCCATTGTCAAAAAGATATGCTGACAAATTAAAAGATGGAGATATAGAGCCTAGTGAAAATGATAAAAAATGGGGATACACTGGTCCTGATGGTAAAGTTACTGGAACAGAATACAGTGATCCAAAATCAGAGTACAATACCGTAGGTGCTGGAAAAGGTCGTGGAGCTTGGGATCCAAAAGGTGGATCTGATGGACAAGGTGGATATAGTAAAGCTATATTTACAGATAAAGAATTATCAGACGCTAAAAAACAAGTTGATCTTAAAACTAAAATAGATCAAGTAAAAGGAGGCGAAACTTGGAAAAATTCTAAATATAATAAAAATCCTAAATTAGGTTTCGACGAAAACGGTCAAGCTACATATAATTCAAGAGGAGATAAAATGTTTTTAGGTAACAAAGATGTAACAGAAGAATACTACAAGAAACATAATAAAGCAGGTGGTAAATACCAAACTTTTAGCAACAAACTAGATTATACTCAAGACGCTTTAGGAGTTGCAGGTTTTACACCTGGATACGGCGCTTTTGCCGATGGGGCTAATGCATTAATATCTGGAGCTAGAGGTGTAGGTAGTTTGTTAGGAGCAAAAAGCGATGATGGAAAAACTACTGGCGATCATTTTAAAAACATGGCTGCAAATGCTTTTTACGCAGTTCCAGTTGCTGGTGATCTCGCCGCTGCATCTAAAGTTAACAAGTATACAAAATATCTTCCTACTACTAAAGGAATAACTGATTATACCAAAGGTCTTGATCTAACTAATAAAACATACGGAAAAACTAAAAAAGGTCAATTTGCGCAAAATATTCTTGGAGCATCAAAAAACTGGGAAAGTAAAGGTAAAAATCTGTTAAGAGGAGGTTTAGGTTTTGCAACTGGAAAAAATTATAATAAATTTGGTCAAGGCATAGAAACAGTATTAGGTAAAAATAAATTTGCGGATGTTGTAAAAATGGGAACTAGTTCTAAGCTTTTGGTTGACAAACCTCAAAGAGCTTTAAGTACTCTTGGCGACGTTGGTAATGCTTTAACAGAAACTACAAGCAAAGGTTTAGACTCTATTCGAGGAGCTTATACAAACATTAGTGGTTCTGAAGTTGCACAAGGTGGTTTTGGTAAAGATAAAAAAACCGAAAGTACAAAAAATCCAGCAGCTTCAATAATTGCTAACAATAATAAAAAATCAAATAGAGATAACTTAATTATAACAGGATAATGGCATTTAAACTAACACCACCATTTAAAATAGACGGTTCTCCAGTATATGAAAGAGAATTAGAAGAAGGTTGTTTAGGTAAAGGTAATAAAAACGGCACTATATTAATAGCTCCAAACCAAACAAAAGATGCAGAAAGAAGTGTTATAGAGCATGAAGAAATACATATAGATCAAGTTAAAAGAGGAGATTTAGATTATGATGACGACAATGTGTATTGGCAAGGTAAAACATATCCAAGATCTAAAATGAAAGAAGGTAATCCAAACTTACCTTGGGAAAAAGAAGCATATAGCAAAACAGATCCTTACGAAGCATTATGAGTAAAAAGAAATTTCACGAAACAAAAGTTGGTAAGTTCTTAGCACATGCAGCTCCAAGTATACTAGGCACTGTAGGTGAAGTTTTACCAAACAACGGTGTACTAGGTTTAGTTAAAAACTTAATACATAAAGATCCTGCGTTACCTGCAGAGGACAAGGAGAAAGCATTAATGTTATTAGAACAAGATATGACAGAGATGCAAGAAATATCAAAGCGCTGGGACAGCGACATGAAAAGCGATTCATGGCTTAGTAAAAACACACGCCCATTATCTTTGATTTTTTTATCTGTAATGACCATTGCTTTTATATGGGTTGATAGTCACGAAAACATATCTTTTACGGTAGAGCAAGAGTGGATAAGCTTACTAAAAACCTTAACTACAACAGTTTACGTAGCTTATTTTGGTTCGCGAGGAGCGGAAAAATTTAAAACTATAAGTAATAATAAGTAATAGGTAATTAAATAATAGTTAAATTAAATCAAATGAAAAAATTAACAGCATTATTAGTGTTAACTTTATTAGTAGTAAACTACGGAATAACTATTGACACAAACACAAATCCATATATTAACCCTATATCATTTTTAGGTTTAGTAGTGGTATCATGGTTCTTACTAGGAACATATAAATTAGTAAAAAAAATAATTAAAAACAATTAAATTAAATCAAATGAGTAAAGAAAAAATTAACAAAGTAACTGAAGAAGAATTAGCTAAAATTAAAGAACACGCAGGAAAACTTCAACAACATCTATTAGATTTAGGATCTCTTGATATTAGAAAACAAGAATGTTTACAAGGCTATAAATTAGACTTAGAAGCTATGGAAGTGCTTAAGAAAGAATTAGAAGAAGCTTATGGTCAAGTAAATATTAATTTAGTTGACGGGACATATCAAGAAATAGAAAAAACAGAAGAATAAGATGAGTTCTATTATAAGAAAAATAAGCATAGGCTCGGACTATAAAAACGAAGCAATGCATTATTCTATTGGTCAACCAGTATATGGTGGTCATGTTATTCACGCTATAACTTTAGAAGATGTAGATAATTCTTATAATATTTATATAAAGAAAAACAACGAGGTATTGCCATGGAAAAAATTTAATTCTAACATGGCTATATCTGTTGAGTATGACTTAGAATATTAATGAATAGTATATATGACTTTATTGTAACTCCAAAAGAAAGTAGATACAATAATGAAAAAAAAATAGGTGATAAAACTTTAATATTAAACACTAGTATTGAAGATCACAAGCTAGTCAGTAGAAACGCTATAGTAGTTTCTGTTCCTTTAGCGTATAAATCTAATATCAAAAAAGGTGATGAAATTATAATACATCATAATATTTTTAGAAGATGGTATGATGTTAGAGGTGAACAAAGAAACAGCGGTCAATACTTTAAAAAAGAATTATACTTTTGCAAACCAAATCAAATTTACCTACATAAAAAAGATAACAAATGGAGTTCTATTATGGATAGATGTTTTGTTATGCCAATAAAAAATAACAACGAATTATCTTTAGATAAAGAGCAAAAATGTATTGGAGTATTAAAAATAGGTAATAGCTCGTTAGAAGCGCTAGGAATTAATCCTGGAGATCTTGTGGGTTATAAAGATAGTAGAGAATGGGAGTTTGTTATTGATAGCAAAAGAGTTTATTGTATGAAATCAAATGATATTATTATAAAATATGAATACCAGGGAAACGAAATTGAGTATAATCCAAGCTGGGCACATAGCAGTTGAAGAACTTATTAAAATTGCTAAAGAGCCTATAGTAGATTCAGACGATGATATATCAGCTGATAGACTTAAAAACGCGGCAGCTACAAAAAAATTAGCGATATTTGATTGTTTTGAAATACTTAATCGTATTAATGAAGAACAAGACATGTTAGATGAAAAGCCTAAAGAAGTTAAAAAAGAAACTACATTTCGTGGTTTTGCTGAAGGAAGATCTAAATAATGTACGAGCAAACTTTATATAAAATATTACATAACCATGTAAAGCCTAAAATTCTTAAACGAATGAATAGGTATAAAAAATGGGAATACGGATATAATGAAGAACACGATATAGTTGTTATATCTAGAACTGGACAAGTTGGAGAAATATATGAGATACAAGATCTTAAGATAGCTTTACCTTTAGAGAAAGATGTTTATACTTTTGAAGATAATAAATGGACCAGATTTGATTATCCTAAAATATTAAGTAAAATAAAAACAGTTTTTGACTGGAGAGAATATCCAGAAGACTTTAAAGAAAAATGGTACGATTATATTGATAATGAATTTAAAAGAAGAGAAGAAGGTTTTTGGTATATAAACAAAGATAAACCTATATTTTTAACCGGCACTCATTATATGTATTTACAATGGTCAAAAATTGATGTTGGCCAGCCAGACTTTAGAGAATCAAATAGGTTATTTTTTATATTTTGGGAAGCATGCAGAGCAGATTACAGAAGTTATGGTATGTGTTACTTAAAAAACAGACGTTCAGGTTTTTCTTTTATGGCTTCTGGTGAAACTGTTAATATGGCTACAATATCTAGTGATGCTCGTTTTGGTATATTATCTAAGTCAGGTGCTGATGCTAAAAAAATGTTTACAGATAAAGTAGTACCAATATCAGTTAATTATCCTTTCTTTTTCAAACCAATACAAGATGGTATGGATAGACCAAAAACAGAGTTAGCATATCGTGTGCCAGCCTCTAAGTTTACAAGGAGGTCTATAGTATCTACAGAAAAAAACGAAGAACTTGCTGGACTTGATACGACTATTGACTGGAAAAATACTGGTGACAATGCTTATGATGGTGAAAAACTAAGGTTATTAGTACATGATGAGAGTGGTAAATGGGAAAGACCTAATGATATACAAAACAACTGGCGTGTTACCAAAACAACATTAAGACTAGGTTCTAGAATTATAGGTAAATGTATGATGGGATCAACATCAAACGCTTTAGATAAAGGTGGTAGAAACTTCAAAAAATTATACGATGACTCAGATGTTACAAAAAGAAATGCCAATGGACAAACTCGTTCAGGACTCTATTCTTTGTTCATACCTATGGAATGGAATTACGAAGGATACATTGATTCTTATGGCTATCCTGTCTTCGACACACCATCAAAAAAAGTGTATGGACCTCATGGAACACCAATCAAAATTGGGGTTATTGAGTACTGGGAGAATGAAGTAGAAGGTTTAAAAGATGATCAAGACGGGTTAAACGAATTTTATAGACAGTTTCCACGAACAACAAAGCATGCTTTTAGAGATGAGTCTAAAATGTCTTTATTTAATCTAACTAAAATTTACCAACAAATAGATTACAATGAAGACTCAAGAGCTCAAAACTTAGTTACTAGAGGAAATTTTCAATGGGAAAACGGTATAATTGATACAAGAGTTATATTTTCTCCTAACTCAAAAGGAAGATTTTATATAACATGGGTTCCAGGTTTAAATTTACAAAATAGATTTATAATTAAAAACGGAATTAAATATCCAGGCAATGAACACGTAGGTGCGTTTGGCTGTGATAGTTATGATATATCAGGAACAGTTGACAAGAGAGGTTCTAATGGATCCTTGCACGGATTAACTAAGTTTAGCATGGAAGATGCTCCTGCTGATCATTTCTTTTTAGAATATATCGCTCGTCCACAAACTGCGGAAATATTTTTTGAAGATGTTTTAAAGGCTTGTGTTTTTTATGGGATGCCAATTTTATGTGAGAACAACAAACCTAGATTACTTTATCATTTTAAACGTAGAGGTTATAGAGGTTTTTCAATGAATAGACCTGATAAAAAATATAGTAAACTTTCAGTAACAGAAAGAGACATAGGTGGAATACCTAATTCAAGTCAAGATATAATACAAGCACACGCTGCCGCTATTGAGACTTATGTAGAAAGTGCAATTGGTTTTAATGGTGATGACTATGGAGATATGTATTTTCAAAGAACACTAGAAGATTGGGCGAGATTTAATATAAATAACAGAACAACACATGATGCTTCTATTAGTTCAGGTTTAGCTTTAATGGCTTGTAACAAAAATAGATATGCTCCAGTGAATAGAAAAATAAGAGAAAAAATAAGTCTTGGTATAAAGACGTACGATAATAAAGGTATACTTTCAAAAATAATTAAATAAATGAATACATACGCAAATCCAAATAGTGCATTTCCTAGCCAAACAGTGCCAGATGTTGAAAAGTCTTCTGAAGAATATGGAAGAAAAGTGGCACAAGCTATAGAAAGCGAGTGGTGGAGACAAGGTGGTAATGGTACTAGATTTGCTAATACATTTAATAGGTTCCACGGTTTAAGATTATATGCTAGAGGAGAACAGCCTGTGCAAAAATACAAAGATGAGTTAGCTATTAATGGTGACATGTCTTATTTAAATTTAGACTGGAAACCAGTTCCTGTTATATCTAAGTTTGTTGATATTGTTGCAAACGGCATGAATAACAAACATTATGATATAAAAGCTTTTGCTCAAGATCCAGTTTCATTAAAGAAAAGAACTGATTATGCTACAGCTATACTGCAAGACATGATGGCTAGACCTTATCTTAATGAATTAAAGAGCACGCTAGGAGTTAACGAGTATCAAACAGATGAAGCTAAATTACCAGAAAATCAAGAAGAATTAGACTTGCACATGCAGTTATCTTATAAAGAATCTGTGGAAATAGCTGAAGAAGAGGTAATAAATAATACTTTACAAAAAAATAGATTTGATAACATAAAGAAAAGATTTAATTATGATCTTGTTACTTTAGGTATTGGAGCTTGTAAAACAAGTTGGAATCCTGCTAATGGAGTTAAGCTTGACTATGTTGATCCTTCTAATTTAATATATTCTTATACAGAAGATCCGCATTTTGAAGATATATATTATGTAGGCGAAGTTAAAGCTTTAACTATACCTGAAATAGCTAAACAATTTCCTAATCTAACTGAAGAAGAATTAACAAAAATACAACAAACTAGAGCACAATCAAATTACAGTAGTTTATATGGTTGGCAAACTTACGATCAAAACACTGTTCAAGTATTGTTTTTTGAATACAAAACTTATAATGAGCAAGTGTTTAAAATAAAACAAACTGATTTTGGTTTAGAAAAAGCATTAGAAAAACCTGATACTTTTAATCCTCCGCCAAACGATGGATTTGAAAGAGTAGGTAGAAAAATAGAAGTACTTTACAAAGGTGTAAAAGTAATAGGTAACAATCAGTTAATAGAGTGGGAGCTTGCAAATAACATGACAAGACCTATGGCTGATACTACAAAAGTAGAAATGAGTTACACTATATGTGCACCAAGAATGTATCAAGGTAAAATTGATTCTATTGTAAGTAAAATAACAGGTTTTGCTGACATGATTCAATTAACGCATTTAAAGTTACAACAAGTTATGTCTAGAATAGTGCCAGATGGTGTGTTCTTAGATATGGACGGTTTAGCTGAAGTTGATTTAGGTAACGGTACAAATTATAACCCAGCAGAAGCACTTAACATGTATTTTCAAACAGGTTCTATTGTTGGTAGATCTCTTACGCAAGAAGGAGAAATGAATGCTGGTAAGGTTCCTATTCAAGAACTACAATCAAGTGGTGGTGGAAACAAAATACAAGCTTTAATAAGCACATATCAGTATTATTTACAAATGATACGTGATGTAACCGGGCTTAACGAAGCTAGAGATGGTAGTGCTCCAGAAAAAGATACTTTAGTTGGTTTACAAAAAATGGCAGTCAACGCTTCAAACACTGCTACAAGACACGTAATGCAAGCAAGTTTATGGTTAACATTAAGAACATGTGAAAATATTTCTTTAAAAATAGCTGATTCATTAAATTTTCCATTAACTCTAAACTCTTTAAAAAACTCTGTATCAACATATAACGTTGCAACTTTATCAGAGATACAAAATTTAAATCTTCACGATTTTGGTATTTACTTACAACTAGAACCAGAAGAAGAAGAAAAAGCACA